CCCCCCCCCCTTTTTTATTTAGTTATAATCTTGTATTTTACATCTAGAATATTTGTCGCGTCTTCTGGAATATAAAAATTGAATAGTGTTTTGCAATGTCTACAGTAGCATTGACCTGAGCTTCCAGGATATGCTTTAAGACATAATTTATTGCATTTAACATACTTATTTTTAGTTTTATCAAATGATAATCCAGGACACCGAACTTCTATGAGTTTCTTTTCCACCATTATTTCTTTCTTAAATCAAAGTTTTTATTGAGTTTTATTTTCTACAATATTCTTAACTGTTAGTTTACCATCTGAACCAATTCCAGATTCTGTTTCTTCTGGAGTAAGTTCTTTTGGTTCTTCTGGTGTAATCTTCTCTTGTTCAGCTTTCCAATTATCTAATAGTTCTTGTTCAGAATCTAAAAGTTTGAAATTTGGGATCGAACTAAGTCGAAGAAGTTCTTGTATTTTTTCTTCCATAAAGTTTCCTCTCTATAGCTTCATTATATCAAAATGTCTCTAAAATCACTTTACCAGTTCCAGCGAACCCACGATTATTCTGTGACCCATCTCGATCTCTGATAAGCATTTCACATCTATCAAAATTGTTTGAAGTATTGTCGTATAGCTCTGTCAATTCAGTATAGTTATGGTAATGTCGAACTCCTATATTTAGATTCTTAACATCATTTATATACCCACTTACTTGAGGACTCCATTCTTTACGATAGACTTCTGCTGTGGCATTTAAGGAGCTATCTGTATCTCGCCACTGATGTTCAAGTTTCCAAGTCGCTTTAAATCTTCGACCTTTAAACTCTTCAGGAATATTGAAAGAATAAGTAATAATCTTACTTGGACCATTCGAAACATTTACATTGACCACTATTTCTTTAGTAAGACTTGAATGTCGAGGAACTGAATTATAAGTGTGACTTGTAGTGTCTATTCGTGCTATGGTAAAGTGAGCCTGTTCGTGACCTGCATGATCTCCTTCTCCCACTCGAGTATTGCCACCACCATTTATGATGATACAGTTTACCTTGTCCCCAGCATTAAGCTTTTGAGTAGTGGTAATTGTCTTTACTCGTCCAACTGCAGGATAAGAAATCCAATCTTCATTCGTTATGCGTTGCCAACTTCCACCTTGAGGGAGTTTCTGGAAAGCTAGACCAAAAGGTTGAGGGACATCAACAATTTCAGTGATAGCAGTTAGAATGTATACACCATCTTCTGGAATTAACCAACCACTCCAATCGTGGCTGTAGGTAATATTGACATTCTCCATTCTGTTTGAGTCCCATACTAAGTCAGTAGTAGATCCACCAGGAACAACTTGAGCTGCATTTCCAATCCTTCCATTGATTTTTCCGTAAATAGGTTTAGGTAAGATAGGAAGATAAGGATTCAGATTAACTATTGAATCACTCACTCCAGATTCTTGACCATCCATCCTTCTTCGGATTCCTCGAATAGCCATTTGGTCGTCATCGAATTGTAAATCAGTAACGATTGGCTGTGAGCTGTTAATGTTTGGAATATCAGGTTTATTTAAGATTTGACCTTTACCACTTACTGCATTCCAGTCTGGTTGCACTTGATGATTTTGAATAGCACCTTTGAGAATATTTGCACTAATAGTTCTATTTGTAGTTGCAGTGCCACCATTCGCCTCCACTTGTGACATTATTTGTGGAGCGTTCTGAATTTCAGAATAGTTATGTGTATGAGTTTTTAGTGAATATTTTGTATCTGATTCACCCTTGGTATATACACCACTCTTATCTGCTTTCTTGGTTTCTAGTTTATTAACTTCGGTTGCTAATTCAGATTTAGTAACTATACTTGGTTTATTTTTAATGAAGGAAGGTGCTGTTATATCTGTTTCATTCCAATCACCTTGCTCCCCACCTCCAACTGAACCCCAATCAGAAGCAATGAAAGAAGTCGGGGTCATATTTTTCTTTGCGATATAAGCTGAACCACTATGAGTAATTAAAGACCCTTGCTTATAATATTTGCCAGCTTTAAATTCTTGGACTTCACTATCTACTTCAACATCTCCAGTTTTACCATTCACTGAAGTAACTTGAATATTTGGCTGATTAACAATAGAAACAATATTTGATTCAGATTCAACCACTTGAGTTTCGATAGGATTGTTATTCGTATCTACAATAGTTTCGATTGAAGAATTATTCTCCACCACTGTATTGATAGGAGCTGGACTGGTAACCTCTGAAATAATTGAACTATTTTGTTCTAATTCTGCTGTTATAATTTCACGATTCATTTTTAATCCATTTTCCGTTAATAAAAGGTTCTTGTTTTAGAAGAGCTTCCTCCACTGTTTCAAGAGTTGGTTTATGTAAGTTCTCTATATAGAGTTCTGAGATATTATATGCCAATACTTTATTTGATACAGACCCAGTAATTTCACCCATAAGCTCATTGTATTCGTTTTGTAGGTTAGTTTTTGTTTCTTGGTCTTGTTCGTTCTCAATTTGGGTTGCCAATTGAGCAAGGCGTTCCGATATATATTGCCAGCGTTTAAATTTGGTTCTATTTTGTTTCTCTTGTTCGTAAACATCTTGATTTGTATATGAACCAATACAGACCAATACCTGATTTAAATCTACATCAACCATATAAGAGAGAATACGGTGGAAAGTTGTTTGAACACCTTTTTCATCTGTTATGCTTTTTAGAATTGACATTGTCCTCCTCCTTTCCCAATAACTACATTACTTGTTCGGCTTTACCTTCACTATTGATAAAGTAGCGTTTGCCTTTATTGCCTCTACTATCTTTGAAATCATCGAGTTCTAATAATTTATTCTCAATATTTTCTAGAGTGAAGACATCAGTATGAATTACATATGACCGAATATCAATATACAAGTCTTTTTCGATTCCTTGCTCTTTTAATTGTTTCTCTCGTAAGAATGCAGGGCTTCCAGTATAGCTCTTAACTAAGACTGTAACATTTCCTTTGAAGTCTGTTTGAGCTGTTTCGACATTGTGCCAGCTTGCACCAATATCTTTGTCGTTTACTATCATTGCAACTATTGCCATTTGTTTTTCCTTGTTTAATTCTTCGCTAGATAACTTCCAGCGAATGAGTATTCTTGGTGATCGTAAGTTCCATATTTATAAATAGAGCCATCTTGTTCAAAATCTACTCGAATACTTCCAGAGTGATTCATATTGTTAATACAGATTCCAGTAAACCTTTCAAAATCTTTTGGAATAAACTTATCTGGAAGTTTTTCTCCCATTTTACCACTACCGTAATTGTTAATATTTCCATAAGCAGTCACAAAAACCGTTTGACCGTATCTTCTGAACCACCCTTGCATTCCCCAACCAAGACTAACTACTTCAACATTATTTAATTCTTGCGTAGTTCCTATTTTAAGAGCCTTCTGCCACGCTTCCTGCATTTTTGGACCTAATGATACCTTTGCTAGTTTATTGCCATTTACTTCAGAAGCATAGACCACCATTCCATTTTCTTGCGTTGCTTGTGGTGAAGCATTGAGGAAGATACCATTCTTTGGATACTGAGCCACTTCACGAACACTGTCCCAAAGATTGACTTTAGCACTTCCCACTGCATTTGTTTTTAGATTCTTATTTGCAAAGGTAAGATTTAATTCACTATTATTTGCATTAACATTTACCGAAGCTCCAGTTACTACTTGTGTGTCTGGCAAGCTAGTTTGCGTTGAAAGCTCATTTAAACGCTGTTGTAGCCCCGTTACATCACTTATAGTATGTGAGTGTATTTTAGGGGCTTTAGCGTCAAGAGAAGCCTGTAAATTAGTAATTTGAGCTATTGTATGAGTATGGTTGGTATTTGCCTTCGTATTAAGCTTAGCATTAAGACTATCGTGTGTAACGATATCTTTATCTGAATTGCTTTTACCAAAAGACTTCATATTTTACCTACCCAATTACTACGACTTTTAATTTAGCGTTTGCTTGAATCGGAGTTGCTGTTTCTACTTCAATAGTATTGTTGTCTTTAATTGTAATATCAGCCTCGACTACTTCATAAGGGGCGACTGCTGTTGATACCTGAACAATAACATCTCGAGTATTAAGATTATGAACCACTGAGTGTTTTAGAGCTACACCATCACCGATTTCTTTTGTGAATTTTTTAGTTACTCCACTGATAGCTTGTAAAGCACTTGCGTTTTGTTTGATAGCTGTTTCGATTTCTTTGAAAGTATCGTAGTCAGTTGAAGCCGAATTGATAAGAGCTGTCTTAATTCCATCTGCGTAAGTTTTAGCTTGGTTGAGAGCGTTGTCTGCTTTAGTCTGTGCAATGTTGTCGATACCATCAATTTTAGCTGCTTGAATTTTCTTTGCTGATTGACCATTAACAGCGTCAACAATAGCTTCGCCTGTCATTGAAGCATTCTGGAGAGCTTGATCTAGACCATCAACTAATTTACGGTCTAATTTAATAGTTCCGTCTTTACCTTTATTAAGAGCTGTAACAATAGACGCTGCTTTGCCTTGGTCTACACCTGCCCAATTGATTTTTGATACATCAATGTTTGTTACTAGAGCGTTGATATCATCTCTCGATACATCAAGATTCACCCATTTAGTGCCATTGTGGTATTTGAATACATTTGCAGTGGTATTAAAAATAATCTGACCTTTACTGCCTGCTGGATCTACAGCTACATTCTGGATGACTGCATTAAGTAACTGATTCTTATTTAAATTGATATTCGTTAAAAAATTTCGTGCCATTGTTTTTTCCTTTTTAATTTAGAATTGCTTTCCCACTGAATGGTGAGCTGAACTCAATTTTAATTTCTTCATTGCTAATGTAGGTTACACTTCCTTCAACCTTTGAGCCTGCTGAATCAATAACCGTGACGCTTGGATACTTATTTAGATTGTGAGTAATGGACCAAGTATCTAAAGATTGAGATTGATTATGAACATAGTTAGAGTCAGAGCCACTGGATAGATTTCCGATTTGATTTTTAATATTCAAGATTTCATTTCGGATTTCTGCGTCATCATATCCACCATTGCCAGAACCTTTAAGACTTTTAAGCCATTCTTGTTCAGTGCCTTTGAAGCCATTGCGAACTGCTATTTGATAAGCCGAAGCTCCAGCAACACCGAAGCCACCTGAAATAGTTTTTCCATCTTTACCTTTAAGGGATTGAAGCCATTGATTTTCAGTTCCTCTGAATCCATTTCTAAGAGCTATCTCATAAGCAGATAAACCCCTTTCACCTTGCTTACCGTCCAGTCCGTCTGAACCCGATTGCCCTTTTTCACCTTTTTCCCCTTTAAGCGACTTAATCCAATCTGTTAGAGAGCCGTTAAACCCCTCTTGTTTAGCTAATTCGTAAGCAGATAGACCATCTTCACCTTTTTCGCCCTTTTCACCATCTAGACCTTGCTTGAGATTTTCGAGCTTGAGTTTAAGTTCGTTTGTAAAGTCGTTAGTGGATAGACCTTTGCCTGATTCTTTATCAAGTTTAGATTCTTGTAAGGAATTTAGTAGGTCAAGGATTTTCTGATCTTCAGTTTGTGAAAGAGCTTTTAGTTCTTCAAGTAACCCTTCTATTTCTTCTTGAGTATAAGTATCAAGTTTGTCTGCTTTATTTTTAAGGGTTTGTTGAATAGCTTTAATAGCAGAAGAGATTGTGGATTGTGATCGATCATTGAGTTTAATTGATTCACCAGTTAGTTGTTGACCTTCCATTTGTTACCCCCTCCAGCTATCTGGACCATCTGTAGTTAGTCGGTTTGTAGGGTGACCAACAATTTCTAAAGTTCCTGAGAATACTGTTGTAGTCCATTTAGAAGCTTTATTCTCTACTACAATGTCCACTGCGTATTTTCCTGGTTCTACCCAAGTAGCTTGCTTTGGTAAGTGGAATTGAATTTCCCCTTTAGTTGGTGCTATGTTGTGCATTTGAGTTGGATTGTCACAATCTACATCAATTTTGAAGAATGTACTGTTATAGCCTTTAGCTGTTGTGCGTTCCATTTCATCAGGTGTTTGGTCATCAGCAGAGAGATCGTAGTTGTTGCTTTTGATAGTCATTGAAGCTTTATAGCCAACGAGTGAGATAGGAGTCAGTTGACCCTCAGAGCTGCGTTTTTTCCAGCTCCAAGGGACTATTGCTGAATCCCCTCGCATAAAAGTTCCAAGACTATTGTTATTTAACCTTATCATTTAGAACTCCTTGTTCTTTAGTTTCTAGCGAATTGTATTTACTTACTAGACCATTGTGTTCATCTTTAATGATCAAGCGATATTGACAAGTGCATTGAGGGTGAACCACTCCTCCATCAATATCTTCGTAGTTTGCTGTGAAAGAACTTTCTTTACCATTGACTACCGTGTTGATAGTTTCGCCCAATGCGATAAACGGTTTAGTGAAAGGCACTGGTCCTTGATTAATGATTTCTTTACAGACTGGACAAGGGTCGCCACTTCGACTATAAAGTTCTTTATATGCTAAGTCCATTTTACCAATAGAGTTTAGAAATTGCAAGTCTGCTTGATATTGACTATTTACGAAAGCTCTTGATGTTTCGTTTCTTGCGATAACAGTTGCTCGTTTAGTTGAGAGGTTATTGTATTCAGCTCTAATAGCTTTGATAATTTCGCCTCGACTGTAGCCATCTGTCACCATTCGGTTTGCCTTCTCATAAATCTTGCGATTCTTTTCTAGAATGTCTGTTGAGTGGAGAGCTTTTTTAATTTGGACTTCAGTTGGTTTCGTTTCAAAGTATTCTGAGAATTTTTCTGGATTTTTATCGTAAGCTTCAGTGATTAAGTTAGTTGCTAAGTCTTCAAGAATATTCTTATAAGCCCTATTGCTTGCCACTAAAATATTACCGATAACTGTTTGAATGTGTCCTTGTGAAACCTTTGCAGCGTTTGCTAATACTTTGTCTTTAATTTCTTGCGAGAATATAAAGTTACGGTTTGTTTTGAATTGATTGTTTCGTTGACCGAAAAGAGTATTTGCAAAGATAGGAAGGATAATCCACCAATAGTCTTTGACTGCTTCTTCTAATTTATTCTGGATTTCTTCTTTGTCTTCAGATTCTAGAATATCTTCTTCCTCGAATGAATTGACAGTTACTTTTGAGATAGCTTTATTGATAGCTGTTTTTTGAATCTGTCTAATTTGGTTTATAAATGTTTTATATGCACCATCGAGAATTTCTGAATCTTCTTCTGATAAGTCATTGTGGTAGGTTTCTATTTTTGGTGTTTCGTGACAGTGAGTGCAGATAGAACCATCTTCGTGAGTGTGGAAGTTTTCTTCGTGATCGTGTTCTGAATCTTCGTAGTGATGTTCTTCAGTATCATCGTTTGCTATTTTTTTATAAAGACCTTCTTCGTAACCTTTACCATAATCAATTGCGACCACATCTAGAATTTGTCCAGGTAAGTCTTCGAATAGCTCATAGTATGGTTTCATATCTTCACCCTTGTCAATGTAAGCCAATGTAATATGAGGATTGCTGAAGCCGAACTCTTCTTGTTGGTGTGGAAGTTTTTCAAGATTGTTGCGAGCTTTTAGAAGTTCTGGAGTCTTATCTAGAATAGCCACTAAGCAATTTGCATAGTCTAATTCGAAGTGTGAGATCTTTTTAATAGATACTTCTTTAAGACCATTGATAGCCCCATCGATTAAATCTTTGATTTCGTATGGTTGATCTTTTAGTCCATACATTAAAGTGAAGTGAGGAACATCTTCTGCAGGAACATTTGAGAAGTCTTTAATTTCATCACCTTCGACAAGATATTTAATTTTACCAATAGCTTTTAGACGCTTGCGAACTTCGATAGGTTTAACTACTCCTGCTAACCAACCGTTGAACTCTTCTTTAAATGCTAATTCACCATCTTCGTTCTCTAGAACCTTTAATGCTTGACTGTCATTTGTTTGTTCTTTTTCTTCAGATTGTTCTTCAGTAGATTCTTGAGAGTCTTCTGGTTGTTCTGGATCTTGTGGAGTATCTGAACCCTCATCAGATCGTTCTGCTTCAAGTTCTTTTTGAAGTTCACCAAAATCTATCTGTTGGATTTGGTCTAAGTCAATTTCACCTTTAGCATATTGAATTGAGCTTTCTTTCGTATAACCCATATCAATCATGTCTTGTGCTAATTGATATTCTTCTCGCTTTAATTGAAGAGCTTTAATGTCTGTATCGTAGTCCCTTGTGCTTGACGATACTAATTCAATTAAGTAGCCGTATGTCTTATATTGAGCAGGATACTTAGTTTTGTAGTCAAGGTTTAGGAAGTCAATAATATCTTCAACTCGAGGTTCGACCGCATCAGAAAGGAATAATTCAGTTTGAGTGCGAGCCGTTTCCCTTGTTGTTCCAGATTCTTCAATACCTAATACTGTTTTACTTGTTCCAGATACTGCGAAAAATTCATCACGGCTTCCAGATTTAATGTTTAAGAGTGCTGCTTGATCTAGATTGATTTGCATAGGCTGCCAGTTGATAGCACCAGAACCGTTTGCGAAAAGAGGTTCACCCTTTTGTGAATTTTTAATTCGAGCAACAAAGTTAGCGAAGTCTTCGTCTTGGAGAACAACATCAGTAGTTAAAATACCTGGAGCGTTTAAGTTACCATTGATTGTTTGTCGAGCATAGTCTGTTGCTTGATTGATAGTGTAGATAGATTCTTTACCAGCAGACACCATTGAGTAAAGTTTGTCTTCATCTTTTGGATTAAGCTCTCGCATTTCAATAATTTGGTGTTTTTGCCACTCACGAGTTCGCCCATCTGGTTTCTGTTCTACATAGCCAGCCACTTCTCCACTTTTATTTACCACTCGTTTAATTTCAAGTGGATTGAGGAGAATAAACTCTTTTACATCTCCATAGATTTCACTACCATCAACTAATTCTTGGTGACCTCGAACTACTCCAAGATAGTAAACACCAACAAGGTCTAAATAAATTGAAATATCTTTCCAGAATTTCTTCTGTGAAAATTTAGTAGAACCTTCAATAATCCTTAGATAAGGGTGTGTTGGAGTCATATTGTATTTGGACATTTTTGCAAGAGTTGTGTCATTTGTCCAAGTTCGAAGATTTTCTTTTGCAAGTTTAGCAACCTTATTGCTTCGTTTTTGGATTGCTGCATAAGCATAGCCCTTATACACATCCATTTCTGTAAGCTTTACTTCAGACCAAGTAGGATATAAAGTATTTCTGTTGCCATATTTTAGGAAGTCATTGCCTCTCGTGTAATTATTTTTTTGTTTCCGTTCTGGAAAAATCGCATTCGTTATTGTGTTAAATAATCCCATCAAGATTCCTTAAAAATTATTCTTTGTTATTTGACTGGTATTCTTGCCATTCTATGAAGCTATCTGTTAACCAATCATAGATTTCTTGTGGAGCTTCGTTATACTCTTCTTTACTATTCATCACCTTATATGTATGCTCAGCATAGAAACGAATCAGTTTTTCGTTTAATACTCTCTCTGCTTTTAATTCCCAAGTCTTAAAACAAAGATCGTGAATTTTCCATATAGATAATGCTATTAAAATAATATCAAAAAAAGAGATAGATTCCATTACTACTATTATACCACATTAAGTTATCTTGTAGCAAAAAATAAAAAGGGTGATTAACCCTTTCTATTGCAAGATTGTTGTTTCGTAAAGCCTTTTATTAGAAAACCGCATTCTTCTATTTGTAAATTTTTTAGCCCCACAACCACCCGAACTATACCCCAAGGATATAAAATATAAATAAAAAGAAAGTGAGCTTATAATTCGGGTGACAGTGAAGCTAATTGTTAATCTACATTCTCTTATTATAATTGCTATTAAAGAAATTGTCAAGCTTTTAACTAATTATTCTTTACCGAAGATTTCATAGAACTTCTCAGCTTGCTCCACTTGATCTTCATCCCAATCTTTTGGATTTTTGAGAACTATATCGCAATGTTTCTTAAATGAAGCAATAAGCCTTTTATAATAATTTTCAATACTTGTTTCTACTTCCCACCAAGTTTTAGCGTCTTCTTTTAGAGATTCATCTGTTAAGTATGATTTAGCTGTTATAGAATAATATGTTAATCCCCAATGATAATCCATTTCAATAAAGATTTCTGAATCCCTTTCCTTATGGTGACATATAGACGCTACCTCTTCCCATTTCTGAATAAGGTCTTTCAAGTTGTCGTTAAATTTCATTATAGATATCTCCTTACTCCATTGATAAAATCTGCAAGCTCTTGTGAATAAATACCAAGTTTTTCTTCATAATATGCAGGGTGAATTTCTTGATCTGTTATCTCGAAGCCGAATGCTCCATGACCTATAATACTCACGAATAAGTCATCAAATCTCGTTCCGTGTTGGAAGTTCAACCTATTCTCAAATGTAAATTTTGGAGAGGTTGTTAACAAAATAGTTAGCATAGTTCCTCGATTGTCTGCCCAAGCTAAGAGATAAGATTGAGGTTTTTTAATTGCTCCAGAAGAAAGTTCTTTAGCAATATACTTATAAGTTTCTTCCGAATTAACGAATACCATATACTCATCTAATGTAGGTTTCATTTCTTTCATTATGCGATCCTCACTTTTAATTGATAATTTTCATTTAAGTCTTTAACATTGATCATTGTAGGTTTTGGAAATGCTCCTTCAAATTCTAAATATTCTCGAATTTGTTCATAACTTGTAGCATATTCATCTGTAAAGTCGAAATAAAAATCTACTGGAATGTTATACCTTAGAACATAATCTAAAATCTGGTATGGATTTTTAAAGTAGCTTTCTTTTTCTTCCCAATACTTTGCGAACTCTGTTGTAAAGTGTTTATACTTCTCGCAGAACTCTTCAGTAAACGAATAACCTTTTCGCATATCTCCGAATTTTAATTCAATTACATTTTCCATAATTATATCCTTTCTTTCTTTTTTCACCCTTTATTAAATTTCAATATAGCGTTTCCACTCTGGCTCTATAACCTTGACTTCAATCTTTTTACGATAAGTCAAGGGCTGTTTAATTTTTATAGAACCTTTCTTCTTTTTGAAAAAGTTAAATTTCATTACAGCCCTTTCTTTTTAATTAACCAATAATTCTTTTGATTTTTGTTAATAAAGCGTCTACATTATCGTTATTTTCGATAGCATATTCTTCAGCTTCTTCGATAATGTCCAATCGTGTATCCAACAACTGGTCGAACAATTCCACATCTTTTTCTTTAATGGCTTCGTCCATTTGATTTGTTAGATCCTGAATTTGGTCTAGATAAATTTTATAGTTCATATTTTATATCCTTTCTTTATAATTTATTTATATTATAATTATAATTCATTTGAGCGAAAAAGTCAAGGGTTTTTTGCAATTTTCTCGACTTTTTTTCAAAAAAATACCCATTTTTAGGGTATTTTATAGTTTTTCTTCAGATTTTCCAGTTTTTCTGCGAGTTCTACTGTAGAAATTTTGGTAGTATCTCTGGATTTTAATAATAATTCGTTGAATTTATCTTCACCAAGCTCTCTTCTAAGCTTTTTTTCATAAACTTCTAAATTTCCACCAAGGTTTCTGTTACAGAATACGCATTGTGGCTTCATGTTGTCGAAGTCCCATCGAGTATTAATGAATCTTCTTGAATGAAAATGACCACAGTCTAATTCTTTCCAGTGTTTTTTAACTCCACAAGTATAGCACCAATTCTCTCCTGCCGAATTACAACCTTTTTTCCTTACAATCTCCGAACATAATCTGTCTAGCTTATCTACAAGGCTTTTACGCTCGTTTTTCTTTGAAGATGATAACTTAGTCGTGTTTGATTTTATCTTCGATTCTACGGCGATTTTAAGCGGTTTGAGAGGCTTTTTGCTTTCTATAGGCTTTCTAGGATTTTGCCAGCACTGAAACTTGTAATGCCTCCCACCACAGATTTTACATTTTGGTTCTTTCATTTAAATGATTGGTGTGTTTTTAATCCAGAGTTGTTCGTAGTCTTCGTATTGAGATGCTAATTCCTTGGAAATCCTAATCATCTCATCTAGACGCTCTACTTCATCTGGAATATCGAATTTATCTAAAACCTTGAAGAAATACTGATTCCCAATTCGATATTTCATAATAGTGATATTATTCTCCAAAGTAAACCTCCAAGCGTTCTTCAAAGTTCATTTTCTGGATTTTAGCTAATTTTTCTTCTGGTGACCCTTCTAGTTTTTTAAGAACTTCTTCTCGTAGCTTCCGTAAATTTTGAATTATAAAGTTAGCTTCATCATTTGTTATATGATCTACAGGTCTTGCTAACAGTTCCTTTAATTTTTCTTTATCAGACATCTTACTCCTTTTACTATTATAATTATTATTATAATGTATTTCATTGAAAAAGTCAAGTCTTACAGGTCTAAAATAACCTCATTTTCACTTTTATAGCGAAAATTACTGTCTAAAAGATGGTGAGCAACGACCTTATCAACAGAAATAGTCTTTTTCCTCACATTGCCGAAGCTCTGTGCTACATCAGGGTGATCAGTAAATGAAGTAAGACCTTTCGCTTTAAGTCCTTCTCGTTCGCCACGGTAAACTGTAATCTCTTTGACTCCAGCTTCTTTAAGAATACTTTGCGTAATAGCTGAGTGCAGTTTTTGTGCTGGACTGTCTTTGAATTTTTCTAGAGCAGGAGTTTGTTTATATAATCCAGTTTTTGAATCTCTATACCCATTGCCTCGACTCCATTCATTCAGCCTGAATCGTTGTTTAGAATATTCAGCAGATAGACCATTTGATTTGAAAACATTTTTATAGATATTGCTAATTCTTCTGGATTCGTAAGCCATTTGCTCTTTAACAATTTTTGCAGTTTGTGGATTCATCTGAGCCCAAAATAAATCTTCTTGAAGTTTAAGTATTTTGTTATAAGATGACGCTGCTGCTTTAATAGGTCCACGGTCGAACCTTCCTTTTGAATCTCGATAGGGATTGTAACCTTTCGAGTTCAGATTTAATGAAAAAGATAGATTAACTCGCATTCTTCTCCCTTTCAATAAACTCTTTTAGTTTTTCAATATTTTTCATAGTTTCTGGTTTTGCAACCTCTTTGTTATTTGATGAATAAAAAAATGGAAGTTCTACATTGTAAGCTTTTGAAATGTCATTTGCTTCTTTTTCGAATCTGTCCCAAAAAAGAGTTCTTCGTTCTGAAAAATCAACACCCTTTTCTTGGCAGTAACTTTTCATAAGAGCTATTTCTTGTGGTAAATGACAACTTCCACATTCTTTAGAATAGTAAAAAATAGACATTATCTCTCCTCCCCTTGATTATATAATAAGGGTGTATTTCCTTAACTGTTCAATATGGACTGTTCAGTGTCAAAGGTTTTATCCTTCAACTTTCCTGCGACTTTCTTTCTTCACGCTTTCCCTCCTACACTTATTTCTAAGCCCCTCGGGATATAAGTTTAAGTGTGTCTTTATTATCAAGGTCGGGTCTTTGCCCAATTTATTTTTCCACACCGTTGAAGCCATTTTTAAATCTTTGGCTGATTTTCTTTTATTAAGTATTGCATTATTTTTT